AGCAATGAAAATCAAGAAGTACGAGAAGAGAGTGTCAGCGATACTACTCAACAAGGCCAAGGCTAGAGACTGCGATTACGTTCTATATGGTTTTATCTTATTGGCTTACAATATTGATATAACAACTCTAAGCACTAGAGACTTTCTAAAAGGTTTACACAACAAACAATACCCGTCTTTTGAAGGGGTAGGACGTTGTCGCCGTAAACTACAAGAAAAACACAAAGAGCTTAGAGGTACTAAATGGAATGCAAGACACGCAGAACAAGAAAAAGTAAAAACCGAAATAAATCTATTTTAAATGGCACAAGAACTATTAATAGTTGGCGCAAGTGGTACAGGGAAATCCACTTCAATTGAAAACCTAAACCCTGAGTCCACATTCATTGTTAACGTAGCTCGTAAGGCGTTACCATTCAAAGGATGGAAGACTAAGTATCCTACATTCAACAAAGAGAATCCCAACGGTAGATTTCACTCTAGTGATGTTCCACATGAGATTCTCAAATGTTTGAATTACATTAATGATAAACGTCCTGAAATAAAGACGATTGTTATTGATGACTATCAATACACTATGGCTAACGAGTATATGCGTAGAGCTAACGAAACTGGTTTCAAAAAGTTTACTGAGATTGCTCAGAATGCTTGGTCGATAATCAATGCAGTTAAATCTATGCGTGACGATTTGCTTGTAGTATTTATGATGCACTCAGAAGTTACATTCGATGCTCACGGTAACAAAGTTACTAAGGCAAAAACTATCGGTAAAATGATGGATAATGTAGTTACTCTAGAGGGTATGTTTACTATTGTATTGTATACAGACGTTACTAAGAGCGAGACAGGTATGGACTATTCATTCATAACACAGAATGATGGTGCTAATACAGGTAAAGCTCCTAAAGACATGTTTGGGTCTGTTAAAATTCCAAACGATTTAAATTTGGTAGCAGAAGCTATCGAAGAGTATAACAATTAATTAATTTCTAAAAGAGAGAAAAATGTACGGAACTAACGTAGAAAGTAACAGTACTGGTGGAGTAATGCCAGCAGTAGGTATTCAAGAAAATTGTGAATTAGTAAGTGTATCTTTGAATACAGAAAAAGGTGGAAGACTTGACTTTGAATTTAAGCAGTCTAATGGTGCAACAGTTAAACATGCAGAGTTTCCTGCTAATCCAGACTATGGTGATGTAGAAAAGCAAGCAACTGATGTTTCTCGTCGTGTAAAGCATATTGCTACTAAGTTTATGTCAGAAGGTGAGTTTGTTATAAATAACGTAAACACTTTTGAAGAGTATGGTAACAAAGTTATAGCTTTATTTGGACAAAAGTTTGCAGGAGTTAAGTTTAGAATGTTATTTATCTACAAAGGTAAGTATGCATCTCTTCCTAAGTACCCTAACTTTATCGAAAACATGTCAATTCCCGCAGACAAAACTACTATTTATATTTCAGACTGGAATAGAAAGAAGCTAGTTAAGCCTGAACCAGATGCTGTAGCAGGATCAAATCCTACAACAGTTATGGCAACAGGTGGTGCAGATATGCCATTTTAATTAGACCCTAATGTATGGGACTAAAATAGTAGAACTATGTGAAGAAGAGATTCTAGACAGAATTAACTGTCTAGACATCTTTTCTTACTACATAGGAGATGATTTTAAAATGGGTAGAGCTATGAGATCTCCGTTAAGAAAAGATCGTAGCCCTTCTTTTACTGTGTTTAAGCATAGTAGTGGTAAATTTTTTTATAAGGATTTTAGTACTGGTGATTCTGGTGATTGTTTTACATTTTTAACAAGAATGTATAATGCTACTAGATTCACTACTTATAGAATGGTTGACAATGATTTTCAACTAGGAATATCTTCCACTACATTTGCTAAACCTACTAAACAAGAGTATGGTGTACACAATAAAAAGTTTGAGAACATTGAAGACTCATCTACTACTATACAAATAAAGTCTCGTCCTTGGAATTCTCAAGAAGATAAAACCTTTTGGTCTAAATATGGAATATGTTGTAAGATGCTTAGTAAATATAATGTACGAGCTGCCGCTAATGTGTGGGTTAATGATAACCTTATTGTTAGCAGCAATCGTTACAATCCTATTTATGCTTATCATTTCCCTAATGGAAAAATGAAAATATATCAACCATATAGTAAATTTAAATGGTTAAGTAATACTAGCGTGTCTGATCTACAAGGGTTGAGCCAACTTCCACTTCGGGGGGACACGTTAGTTATTACTAAATCACTAAAAGATGTTATGTGTTTGGATGTATTTGGAATACCCTCTGTGGCACCTTCGTCAGAAAGTTGTGTCATTCCTGCAGATGTTGTTAAGGACTTAACTGACAGATTTGCAAGAATATACATATTATATGACTTTGATTACACTGGAATATCTTTTGCTAATAGACATAGAAAATTGTATGGATTTATACCGTTATTTTTTACTAACGGAAAATTCAATACCTTTGACTATAAGTCAAAAGACTTTTCGGACTTTATAGCTCTTAATGGAGTTAGAGGTGCGGCTGAACTAATAGAATATGTATGCCAAGAGGAATATTCATACCAGGAAATGTCCCATCGAGCAAGAATGGACGAAGGTGGACGGGACGGTACTTTATAGTATCTAAACAAACTGCTACTTATTATAAAGCTAGTAAGCAGTTTTGGATTAAACACAAAAAAGATTTTCTTAAACTCGTTAAAAAGAAATCAACAGAAGGAAAGCCATATAGAGTTACATTTAAATTTGTAAGAAAAAGTAAGCACAAGTTTGATTATATTAACCCTGCGCAAACTATACAAGATGAAATGACTAAGTATGGATGGATAACTGACGATAATGCTGACGAAATAATACCTATATTTTTAGAGTATGAGTATGATAAAGAAAATCCAGGAGTTTATATTAATGTATTAAAATCATAATTATGGCAAAAAATACTATTATATATCCTGAAACGTTTAAGCTTAATTGTTTCAATTATCTTAGACATTTTATGGATATTAGATTACTAACAGCTGCTATAGATAATGGCAGAGATAATATTGTAAGATATTATCTTGAAAATGCTTTAGACGACCCAGAGCTATATGTAGATCACATAGCAGATGAAGGAGATCGTAGAGTTGCAAATTCTAAAATTCATGCGCACAAACAGCGGCAAGAATTATACACTGAGTACATGGAATTATTAATTAAAACTGAAGAAGAAAATGTCAGAACAAAACTATTACGCTAAAGAAGATATATCTAATAGTGACTTAGGAGAATTAAAAATGTCTCCTAGAAGATTCGTTATGCGTAAACAACAAGAAATGCAAACCAAAAGTGGTGCTATGCAGCTTGGAACTCTTATTCATCAATTTACACTTGAACCTGAAAACTTTGTTATGGCTGATGTAGAGCCTGTAGGAGGTAAGATGGGAGAATACATTAAAGCGTATTTTGAATTAGAGAAATCTGGAATACCAGAAGACAAAATATCTGACACAGCTTACAGAGCTGCTCAGTATAAAGAAAGTCACTCTAAGCCTAACACTGTTTACAAAAGTTTTAGAAACAAACCAGAGAATGTAGCATTCTATGAGTTTCTAAAGAAAGCAGATGGTAAAATTGCTCTTAACAATAAAGACAAACAAATTATTGAAGGATGTTTGATGTCTTTACGTAGCCATGTTGTAGCAAATAAGTTATTATTTGCAGAAAATGGTGAAAATATAGAGAGTTTTAACGAAAAAGAGATGTATTTTGAACAAGAAGGCGTGAATTGTAAATCTAAACTAGACAGAGTTATTGTTAATCATAACGATAAAACTGTAACTCTTGTAGATCTTAAAACTACAAGCAGTCAAGTTTACGGTGAGTGCATTCCTTTAAATACTAAAACAGGTGTATTGCTAAGAGATTGGCATGTTACAGGTTTTATGTATTCTTGTTTACAATACTCTTACCATAGACAGCTTGCATTTTATGAGAATGCGTTACAAGCTGAATATCCTGACTATACTGTAGAGTCATTTATAATAGCAATTGATACTAAAGGATCTTACGATTGCGCTATCTATAAATTACCTAATGAATGGTTAGTAGAAGGTAGAGAAGAAATTAAATGCTTACTATCTGAATACAAACATTACAAACAAAGTAATGTCTGGGACGTAAAACAAGGCTATGAAAATGTAGTAACCTACTAAAATTTTACGAAGATGATGTTGAATAAATCATTTACATACATTTTACCAATGCTATCTACAGAGATAGACATAGTAAAAGACGGGCTAGTAAATACATTTATTGGCGATGAGGAATACCCTCAGTATGATAATCACATCTTTCTTCTTTACAAATTTAGTGGCTCTAAGGAGTTTTTGCAATACGAAGATTTTATAAAGAATACACATCTGTTTGTACACTCATATGATCCTGACGATCACCATGTTATGTATGTACTTGATGTGCCTTCTTTTTATCAAACAGATTACAATTTGTTTGCTAAAGGCAAATATTCTGAAATGAACCGTGATTATAAAATAATCATATTTGCATTTCATAATATTGTAGACTATGAACATCGAGTTGCAAAAGTTTTATTTAAACATCCAGATTTACGTGAAGAGTGGGAAGAAAGAACAGGGTCAACAATCCCTGACAATGCAGAGGTATCTTCAGTTCCAGATTTAAAGAAAGAAGTTTATAACGAAACATTAAAAGTTATAAATCCAGTTAAACCAGAAGAAAAACCATTTGACTAAATGAAACTACAACAACAACACCACGTCGATGAAGTAATTGGCGTGCAAAAACAACACAAGTTTAAAATAACGGACGGATCACAGGCTATCATTATGGATAGCCTTATTAATTTATACTCGGACCCTATTGGTTCGATTGTCCGTGAGATAACTTCAAATTGTATAGATGCAAACCGCGAGCGGAACCTTAAGTTAGAGGGTAAGATTCCAATGGAAACAGAAGATGATAAGTCTTTCTGGTCTACTAAGCAAACGGTTTGCATTGAATACGTTACGAAGAACACCATCCTAGGCGTGGATGAGTGTATGATATTCCACGATAACGGTTGCGGTCTCTCTCAAACACGTGTACAAGATGTATTTACTACATTCGGTGCATCAACTAAGAGAAACAACAACTATGAGATCGGTGGATTCGGCCTCGGTGCAAAGTCACCGCTGTCATATGCAGATACTTTTTATGTATCTAGTAGATGTAATGGTACTGAGACATATTATATGATTTATCGTAACAACGATAATGTTCCACATATGGATCAAGTATATCAAGCAGCTACAGATCAACAGAATGGTACTAGTATTATTGTTCCTCTTAAAAATAGGTATGATGCCTCTGATTTTAGAGAAGCTATTAATAATCAACTTGCGTACTTTGACAACATTGTATTTAAAAATGTTGAAGAAGGTTTAGGTAACATAAAAAACTATTACAGTAAATATGTTGGTTCTAACGGCGAGTCATCTAGAGTAATAGAAGAAACAGAATCGTATGCTATTACTAGCGATGGCTCTTATCCTTGTCTTCTTGTAGGTAGAGTTAAATACCCTATTAATTGGGATATGCTTAAAGGTGTATCAGAATATGATTATAAAGGTAGTATAGCTTTTAAGTTTAATATTGGTGTGCTTGATCTTGTACCTTCTCGCGAAGAGATACGATACACTTCTAAAACTATTGATCTTATTACAGCAGCTCTTGACAATGTAAAGAATCAGTTTAAGAAAGATTTATCAGATAAGTATTCTGGTATTACAGACTATATTGAATATTTACTTGCTATATCTAATATAGGCTATAGTGGTAATAGATACCGTTGTCTTACAAGCACTGACCCATCAGCTGTAAAAGCTAGTATGGCTCAATTATCAGCTTATGATGTAGAGTTTAAACCTAATCCACAACTTTCACCTAGTAACTTCTTAGCTGATACTAAGGCATTCCACCAATTATTTGATGGTATATCTGTATATCAATGCAAAGTATCTAGTAACTCTTCTGCTATAGGCGGTGAGACTATATACACTAAGGAGTTGTTTAACTGGTCTGATTTATTCCAAGCATTGCAAGATGTAGAGCACATGTATTATGTTAAAGCTAATTTTAGTAAACTTAAAAGTTATACTATTATAAATTCTAGAGAAGAAACAACTTTTGTAGCATTTAAAGCAGATTTACATAAAATAGGTGCTAAACTTGACTCTAAAACTGACACTTTGCTTGATGACCGTTCTGCAGTTTCAAAAAGAGCTACGTTTAATACTGTAACTAGAATTTTAGGTAAATCTAAATGTATGTTATCGTATGATGATGTAGAAGAAGCAAATCTTGACGAATACTTTGGAGATGTAGTTGATAACAAGACTCGTCGTAAAGTAAACAAGCAAGTGTTTGCTCGTAATGCTGAATTTAAAGCTGATGGTTATGAAACTAAAATTAAGTACACTAATCAAGAGTATAAGATTTCAGATTTGCAGACAATGCTGCACCCTGAAGAAGGAGATCCTAAACTTAAAGCTGTAGTCTATGCTGAAACAAAGGATCTTGATGAACTTGAGAAAGTTGTCAAAATTTTAGGTAGTAGTAGCGATTTTTATAAGAACAACTACAATTATACATACAAATTTGAGTCAGATTACAGAGTATTAAAAGTATCTAAAGATGTTGCAAAGCAATTTGCAAACCTCGATGGATTTATAACAGCCCATGAGTTTATGAAAGATTCCACACACTTGCAGAGATTTGCTACTGCGCAGTATATTGGTAAATTTATAGATAGTTTTAGATTCTTACGTGACTTTGATGCGTATGATGCACCATTGTATAGTTTGTACAGATCTCTTGATCAATATCATAATAAAAACACTAACAACAGTTGTTGGCGGTGTAAAGACGATATACAACCTATAGTTGATGAAATTATGAAATTGAATATACCAGACGAAGTTAGGTATAGTATGAACATGATAGATAAACTAGAAGAAGTGGTAGAATATTCACAAGGTTTAAACCTTTTGAACTATGTATCTTTTAATGAAAAATCTAGGAAAGCTATAGAAGATTTCTTATCTTTAAAGGGCAAAACGCCTGACAATCAACAAATTAAATTAACATTAACAGCTAAAAATCAAAAAGATGAATTACTTAGTAGCTAAAGTAACGCCAAACGACGTTACAGTAATTATTGATGGAAAGCACAAGAGAATCCGAAAGGATTCTCCTGATGCTGAACTAGTTATTGCTCTCGTAAAGCAATACAATTCGTGTAATATTCTAACTGAGAGGGAAGATATTGTTACAAAGATAGAAGAACTTTGCAATCCCGCAAAGAAAATTGAATTTAATTCCGATGGTCGGTTTGAATTTGATGGTAACTCTGCTATGTATCTTAAAGGTACAAGCGATCCAATACCTGAGTTTCTTGCTAAAAAGCTTTTGGAGTATATCGACAAAGGTTTGAATGTAGAAGCTCTAGTTAACTTCTGGAAAAACACACTGCTTAACCCTGATAAAGGTGTTAGACAGCAGTTGTTTGGCTTCTTAGAACACAATGGCCATCCAATAACTGATAAAGGTTATTTCTTAGCTTACAAAGCAGTGAAAGTTGCTCGTAAGTATGACGCAGAAACAGGTGAAGAAGTTGTAAGCATTCGCTACGATGAAAACACAGGTGAGCGTATTGAAGAAACTCTTAACCAGTCTATGACTTTTAAACCGTATCACTCAGGTGCACATGGTATGACAGTTAAAGTTGGTGAGCCTATTACAATGCCAAGAGAAGAGTGTGACTCTGATCCTGAAGTAACTTGCTCTGCAGGTTTACATGTAGGTTCTATGGAGTATGTACATGACTTTGGTTATAGTGATGGTGTAATATTAGAAGTGCTAGTAAGTCCTCGTAATGTTGTAGCAGTTCCTACTGACTATAACAATACTAAGATGCGATGCTGTGAGTATTATCCTATTGCTATCACTAATGGCGAGAACTCTGACATCTATTTAGAATCTGATTATGCTTCGTTTGACCATTCTACTATGGAAGACGATATAGTAAACTATGAAGAGTCTAAGCGAGATGTAATAAATGAAATTGAAAAAGAATTAGCAGAGCGTAGAGCTGTTGCTGACTCATTACTTCAATAATAATGTTAATCCTCACAAGTTTTTGTGTTGTTGTTAACTTGTTGTTGTTGTACTTGTGAGGAATTAATAGAGAGAAAGTCTTAATCGACTTTCTCTCTTTTTTTTATTAAGTTATAGCTACAAATATTTCTGCTTTACATACTGCAGTATCAGATTGTAAAGATATTACATCTATGTTTGCAAGAGTAGGAGCTACATTTACCCCTGAATCTCCATCTTCATGTGCGTCCATTAGTGTAGGACCTAAAATAAAAGTATTACTACCTTCGTCACTACCTTCAGCCTCTAATTTTACAAAATATTCTGAATCAGCCATTTGAATTTTAGCTGTAATAAAGTTAGTAGAATCTAAGTTTGTAATACGTAGATATTTTACTTCCCCATCTTCATAAATTCCTGCTCCAGGCATTGACCCAAATTTAATAAAAGGTATTAAACCTACTGTAGGTACACTTGAGATTCTATGAGATACCTCTGATACTGTTAATGTTTGAACGTTTGTTGTTCCTCTGTCTGTTCCACTACCGTCTCCAAGAAGTAAAGATTCAGTGTGTGTTATCGTCAATGTTGCCATAATCTATTATTATAAAAATTTGTATTAATCCTAAAAAAAATTGTACTTCATAGTAAGGTGCATGCTCTTCTGGTTGGAAGTGCCGCACGCCAAATACTATGCCTTTTGCCCATGTTAATCCGAATCCTAATTTCATTAATCTTTTTCTATTTGAGTTTCCATTAAGTAATCTAGTGATCTTATTGAGTTTCCAAATGGAACTGTTTTCATCCATTTTTTACTTACAGGATCTCTTCTGCTTTCTTCGTATCCTTCACTATCTATTGCATAATCGTATGTAGCATTTGCCGCTGCACTAATATCTTTCAATGTTTTCATAATAGGTGCTGGGTTTCTTAATACTTCCGAAGCTGTTTGTGGTTTAATATAGAATTCTCCATCTTGCTCTAATCTATAGAACGAGTTTATGAGTAGAGTATATAATTTTTTTGACTCATCATCATCTTCGTCTTCTGCTAAACCTTTAAGTAATAATCCTGCACCCATTACAGCTAGCCAGAATTTAAAAGATGAAATATTTTTACGCATATTAGCGTATGTAAGATCATCTTTTATGTCTCCTCGCATACTTTTTTCAGAAACTCCAAAACCTAAAGTTAAAGTGTTTAATATACTTTTTGCAAACATTTCTATAGAACCTTTAATTCCTGTTTTTAAGTAAGCTTTATATCTACCTTCTGTATATCTACCTAACTGCGCATTGTAAACTTTTTCACCCCATCTAGTATTAAATCCTTCAAAGGCCCATGTTCTAAATTGTGTACCTATTCTACCCCATATTTCACGTTTAATTAATAGCGCTGAGTTAGGGTCATAGTTACCGTGGTTTACTTTGTTCATTTCAATAGATGCATCTCTAAAAGCTGTGA